GAACTTAATCAGGGTTGGTGCCGTAAGCTCCTCACCTTCCAGCCGTTGTGCCTCGTTCCAGAGGTACCTATCTCCCTTGCCAATGTTACTCATCCGTAACCTTGGGTTCTGCTCACGCTTCTCGGTAAATATGTTACCAATCAAGGTCTTCACATTCTCGCCAAAGCGGTCTACCTCCCTCTCCAGATCAACCTGATCCGGTATTTCCTTGTCCTGCATTAAGGTGTAAATATCTTCCACCAGTGTCTCAATTCTCTTCATATTTGTATATCTCCTAGTGTGTCTCGGCCCAGTTGACGCCCACCTTGTACTCCGCATCCAAGGGACAACGGAACTGTAGCTGTTCGCCAGCCGCCACCATGCACTGAACTGCAAGACGTCCGAACTGGTGTGCTTGATCTGCACGAACCTCGGTCTGCACCTCGTCATGAATGTTGCCAATAAAGTTATAAGTAATGCCGTGTAAGCGGGCGTACTCATCCAGTAAGACCAACGCCTTCTTCATCACAATTGCGCCCGCAGACTGCAATAGTGTGTTAAGTGCGGCATGTGCTGATCGAATCTGTACCCTACGCCCATCAATACCCCTGATGTACCCCTTCTTGCTGGCCTCCTCGACCTTCTTTCGTAGTTCTGCCAATGGTGGCGTGTTCGCGAGAAACTTCTTCTTGAGTCTCGCCCCTTCCTTCTTTCCACCACCCACGATGGAACCGATCTTGGCATCACCGGCACCATACAGGTAGGCGTATATGAATGTCTTTGCATCGGCCCTTTGTTTCAGCCCAGCCGCCTTCATGTTGGCGGTGTGTATGTCACCTCCCAGTAGTTCGTTTGTGTAATCTATGTCGTTCATGTAGTGCGCCAACATCCGCAACTCAAGGCCACTGGCATCCCAGCCAACCAACTTAAAACCCTCAGGTACAATCCAACAGGCGCGGCACTCAGTTCCATACGGACTGTCCGAGGCTGGAACCTGCGCCATGTTGGGACTGCTGTGGGTCATCCGGTTTGTGATGGCACCAATTGCGTTCACATAACCATGTACCCGACCATCGTCACCAACGGCTGCAACCCAAGACGATACCTGTGCAATCCTCTTCTGTACCATTAGGTACTCACATATCAGTACAGCCTCCGGTATGCCAATAACGTCCCTCAGTACCTCCTCGTCAACCATCGGCTTGCCGCTTGGCGTTAGCTTCTTGGGCTTCCACCCGTAGTGCATGAGGTGCTTGGCAATCTGTGGTCTGGAACCCAAGTTAAACTCTGGGTAATCCACCCTGCTGAATGTGCCGTCAATCATGCATGCATAATCACCCAAGAACTTCAGTCCAACATTTGACATCTTACCATCCTTGTTGATCTTGGGTTGGATCTCCTTGATGAATGTGGGCAACGGACGGAACACCTCAAGGACGGTATCAACCAGCTCATACTGACGCTCACGAAGCTCTGCCAGCAAGCCCTCGGCCCTCGGTACGTCTAACAACCATCCCGTAGTAGTCTGGCGAGATACAATGTCCTGTACCTTATACTCCAGCTCAACACTCTGGCCTCCAAAGGGCTTGAGTTCTTTGACCAATGATAGATACAGCTTGCGAGTAACCTTAGTGTCTTGTACGCAATATAGTACCATATCAGGTGTAAGTTTAGTCCAATCATTATAATCTCCTTTTGGGAACCCAAGTCTCTGGCCCCACGCCTTGAGTGAATGACCGCCTTCCTTAGACGGGCTGAGTAATCTGGACATGACCAAGGTGTCCTCAACGGTCACGCCCTTAAAGTCAACGCCCAACAAGCGTTCAAGGACGGGCTGGTCATAACCAATCATGTTGTGTCCAATGATGACCTCGCAGGTATCCAAAACGGACTGTATGTCGTCCCGTGTTGGCATCTCCTGACTGATGGACTCATTGGTGTCGACATCGGTGAAGACCGCACACCACACAACGGTGGGTGTCAGGCCATCAGTCTCAATGTCTAGTACCATTCGTTTCATAACTTAGAATTCTCCATTATCGTTTTCAGCTCGGAACTGCTCAGGTGGTCTACCTTCTTCCAGTCTACCAGTATGGTGATCATAATGCAACCATCCAGCCATGCCAGTTTGTCCGGTACGGCGACACTTTACGACCTGCACCATTGTACTGTTACGGGTGTACTCGTCCTCTGCCATCTTGTCACGCGAGAGCAGTATCGTATTGAAGGCGATCTGGTTGATACTGCCCGATCCCTTGAGGTCATACTCCGACACATTGTGCGGGCTGTTCATCGAAGGTTTCTTCATGTGACTAACCACAATGATTGATACCCCCGTTTCCTTAGCCAGCTTAAGTAATCGATCCATGAAGTCGTCAATGACCTCGTTGTTGTTGGCGGTCACGGCGGCCTGTAGGGGGTCAATGATCAGTACCTCAACACCATTACCCTTGACCATCGAACGTAGCTTGAGGAACAACTCATCGGCACCAATGGCCCCACGGTGATCGAGTAGGAATATCCTGCCGTCCGTGATGATGTCCGTCTTCAAAGAATCATAATCAATGTTGTCCCTATCTTCCAGCGACAGGTTGTGTCCGGTGTGAATGGTTAGTAGGTTCTCCACGGCCTCACCACTGTCGGCCTCAAGGAACGCACACCCCACCTTGGCCTCCGTGTTCTTCCAGAATTGGTACGTGATCTCATTGACCAGTGTGGTCTTACCAACGCTCGTTAACGCGCCCAGTACCGTGATCTCACCACCGGCAATGCCCCCGTTAAGCATCTCGTTCAACATGCCAAAGGCTGGAGGGAACGGTAAGATTTCCTGTTTGCCTCGCTCAATGAATGACTCCCACGCATCAGCCAGTGTGATGACACCCGTCATTACAAAGGGGCTGGCGTTCCACCACTGTGCGCTAAAGTCCTTCAGCTTGTTAGCCACCAGATACTCCGATGCGTCCTTGAAGTCCTCCAGCTTGACGATTCGGGCCTTGTTCGGAGATAGCACCTCGGCACACTCTCGTGCCGCCTTACGTCCTGCCTCGTCCGTATCAAAGCACAGCACCACGTTCTCGAAGCCCTCAAGGTACTCTAGGGAGTCCTGTATGGCCCTCTTAGCACCGTTCGCACCACTGGCAATACTGACCACGGGCCACCGACTACCGAGCATCTCGTAGGCACTGAGGGCGTCCAGCTCACCCTCAACAACGGTGATGTACTTCCCTTCAGGCTTGAACAGGTGCTGACCAAACAGACCAGCCTCTCGAATACTGCCCGTGGAATAGAATTCCTTGGACTTGACCAAGCGAGTCTTGACCGCCACCAGATTACCCTCACCGTCAAAGTAGGGATAGTGGTGCTTATTGATCTCGTTGGAACCAGAGGCACACTCGGTGGTCACCCCGTACTTCTTACATGTCTCAGCGGCAATACGCCTGTCTCGGATACCGGTGACCACTCCGGTCAGCTCGGCCTTCTTTGATACCGAAGGTTGTCTCGGTCGTTCAGGTGCGGCTGTTATCTGTCCTGTGCCATGCTCATAATTACCACAGCCGTGACAATAACCATGCCCATCATCGTACCGTGACAGGTTGTCCTTACTGCCACACGCCGCGCAAGGCTCGTGCCTCACGAAATTACTCGTACCCATGTCTTAATCCTCAATGTGTTTGCCAAAATGCTCACCATAATGATCACCATAATGATCACCATCATGATCACCGTTATGTTCACCGTTATGATTGCCTTCATGATTGCCTTCATGATCACCGAAATGATCACCGTCATGAGCGCCGTGATGATTACCTACATGATCACCTACATGATCACCTACGTGATTACCTTTATGACCACCTAGATGTTCACCGTTATGTTCACCATAATGTTCACCTTGATGATTACCATTGTGATTGCCTTCATGATTACCGTCATGATCACCGTCATGATTCCCTTCATGATCACCATTATGATCACCAAAATGATCACCAAAATGATTACCAACAATATCTGCCTTGAGGTAACCAATCACCAATTTACCATCAACTTCTATCACGGTCAATGACTTTTCGAGAAACTCCAGTTGTTCTTCAGTAAACTTCATAACCTAATCCTCCAGTGGCTCGCGCCGTGTATTCTTATGCTCTCGATTACTGGCACACCACGGACAACCTCCGTGATTCTCGCAGGACTTAGACCAACGTGTGGCTCTGCCGTCCCGTGTGTACCGCCCTTGGCCCATCTTGGGGGCCGCTCGTCTCCGTGTGCCACTCATGCCGCGAAGCTCTCAATGGCTTCAAGGGCGGCAACGGCCTGACCTTGCGTTAGGTACCCCAGTACGTCATTCGTTAACGGTGTGGAGT